ACTAACATGACATCTCCATCTGATACAAGTCCAGTACAAGAAAATAAACCCAATGATAAAGAATATAACTTTAGAGCTATTGAAGCAAAACTTCAGCAAGAACGCGCAGCTAGAATAGAAGCTGAGAAAAAGGCTGAAGAGGCATTGAGGATAGCTCAAGAAATGCAATCCAAAAGAAACCATATTGACGATGATGATGATGTGGATGATGAACCATATGTCGGACATAAGAAACTTGAGAAGAAATTAGCTAAGTTTGGAGAGCAATCTAAACAGCAGACGCAATCTGAAATTAATAAAGCAGTGCACACAGCTTTGCAAGAAGAAAGAAAACAAAATACATTCTGATTTTATGTCGTTTGTAAAACATGTATGGCCTGAATTTATTGAAGGATCTCATCACAAGATTGTTGCTGAAAAATTTAATCAGCTGGCTGAAGGCAAATTAAAAAGATTAATTATTAATATGCCACCCAGACATACAAAGTCTGAGTTCGCTAGCTTCCTGCTGCCCGCTTGGATGGTGGGTAGAAATCCCAAGTTAAAAATTATCCAGTCAACCAATACCACAGAGCTATCCGTTAGATTCGGGCGTAAAGCAAAAGCACTTATTGATTCAGAAGAATATCAATCGGTATTTAAAACTAGACTCAGAGAAGATTCACAAGCCGCAGGTAAATGGGAAACAGAAGGTGGCGGCGAATACTACGCAGCCGGTGTTGGTTCAGCTATTACGGGACGGGGTGCAGATCTTTTAATTATAGATGACCCACACTCAGAACAAGATGCGATGAACAAAGAAGCCATGGATCGAGCTTACGAATGGTATACATCAGGTCCTCGTCAACGTCTCCAGCCAGGTGGTGCAATTATTTTAGTTATGACAAGATGGAATACAAAGGATCTTACAGGGAGATTACTTGGCGCGCAGCGAGAGGCTAAAGCTGATCAGTGGGATGTTGTAGAGTTTCCAGCTATCTTACCTAGCAACAAACCTTTATGGCCAGAGTATTGGAAGTTAGAAGAATTAGAAGGTGTGAAGGCATCGGTGAGTTTACAAAAATGGAATGCACAGTATATGCAGAATCCAACTTCAGAAGAAGGAGCAATCATCAAAAGAGAATGGTGGCAGATATGGGAGAAGGATTGGATCCCTGCATTAAAGCACGTGATACAATCTTACGATACAGCTTTTTCTAAAAAAGAAAATGCCGACTATTCAGCCATTACAACATGGGGTGTGTTTTATTTAAATGATGATGCACCGGCTAGTTTGATGTTGTTAGATGCCAAGAAAGGCAGATATGATTTTCCAGAGCTGAAGCAAGTGGCTATGGAACAATTTAAGTATTGGGATCCTGATACTGTCATTGTTGAGGCCAAAGCATCAGGTCAACCTTTAACCGATGAGCTTAGAAAGATGGGAATACCCGTCGTCAACTACTCGCCGTCTAAAGGAAACGATAAGCATACTAGAGTAAATTCAGTTGCACCTTTGTTTGAATCTGGTATGATATGGGCTCCCGAACAAGAATTCGCTGAAGAAGTGATTGAAGAGTGTGCGGCATTCCCGTTTGGCGATCATGACGACCTTGTAGATTCAACAACACAAGCGATCATGCGGTTTAGGCAAGGTGGGTTTGTATTACACCCTGACGATGAAAAAGATGAGGTACAACCTCAAAGGAAAAGGAATTATTATTAATGGGATTATTAGAATTATTAAAAGCGTTATTTGGCAAAGGTTACTTAAACAAGATTATAGGTACAAGAACGAATGTTGCTAAACCCATTAGAATGGATAAAGACAGTCCTTTTAAAAAATATTCTGATTCAGCTTTTGATGACCCTAAAGTGTTATCTTATATTGAAAAGAAAATAGATGAGTATGGACCTTACGCTTTAAACAATAAGAACCCACAAGAACTTGCAAACTTTGAAGACAATGCCAAAAGACTTTTAGCAGCTAAGAATAAACAAACAGGTTCAACTCCAGGTATGGCGCAACAAATTGCAGAATCTATGTTTGGACCATTAGGTAAAAAACCAAAACCTGAAGCAGAGATCGTTGATATTAGAACACAACAAAAAGTTAAACCTCAAGGAATTGAAACTTTAAAATCAGAGATAGGTTTACCTGAAGGTGTTGAACCAGGAAGTGTAGCCGACAAAGCAATTAAAGAATCTGCTGAATATAAAATGAATCAACAAGGTGTTAAGTCCTTACTTGATGAAAATTACGTGCCACCAAAAACAACATCCATTGATGAAGATGAAATAGCAGACATAAATTTAAAAGAAGACATTGCCAAATTAACAGATCGAGAAGCAAGAGCATACAGCGCTAACATAGAATCTTATAGACGACCTATCATTAGAGAAATGTTGTTAAAAGATACTAAAATAAAATTACCTGATGATGTTAGAAAAAGTTTAGAAAACAAAGATGATTTACAAAGAGGAGCTAATCCTGAAATGGATCCTTTAAGATTATTAAATGAATACTACGATGTGGACTTTAATAAGTTAGATGAGTTAGAAGAGATTAGATTTACAGCAAGAAATGAAACTGAAGCAGCAGATGAGTTTCTTAAAAAAGGAGGACTAGAACCTAAAAAACCTATGGTCAGAGAATCTTTAGATGACGAAGCTGTTGAGTTAGAAGAAACAAAAGATCTTGGTGACAAGTTAAAAGACTATGATGGCGATCCTGATGGATTAGCTGAAGGTGGTCGTATTGGGTTTAAAAAGGGAGGGATAAAAGCTCTCTTAGCTATGTTTGGTAAAAAAGGAGTAAAGACAGCAGATCAAATAGAACAACCTGATTTTGCAAAATTAAAAAAAGAGTTTGACGCTTTCAATAAAAGAAATAGAAAACTAACTGATGAAGAGTATGAAGATCTTGTAGCAGAATATGGTGAAGGTGTGCCCCAGCTTGAAACAGTTGCTGACGCTGAAAAATTTGTGCAAGGACAAAAAGACTATCAAGCTGCTATGTTTAGAGATTACAAAGCAGGTAAACTAGATCCTGTAGCAGGTGAGGAAACTCTTGCTAGAATGAAATTTTTAGAACAAAGAGCTGAAGAAGCTGAAATGTCAGGTGACCCTAGATTATTTACTTCTGATGACGCAGATGAATTAACAATGTTACAAGCAAAAATGAATCCTGAAAATGTTAAACTTTCTTACGCAGACAAAGACAAAAGAATTATTCCTGAAGGCCTAACTGAAGAAGATATAGACTTTGCAATTTTAAAAGGAGAGTTTGAAAGAAAATATTCAAAACTAATTCCTGAAGATCTTATGAGAACAATTATGGCAGATGATGATCCACAAAGAGTAAAAGATATTATTGGTCACGTTGAACAAGCAGCTATTATGACAGACAAAGGAATGTCTGCAGATCAAGTAATAGATGCTTTTAAAAAAGGTGAAAAAAGAAAAGATAATGCAGACGGTGGCCTAAACTATTTGATGGGACTGTAATATGGCCTCAGAACTTTTAAAAACAAAAGCTCTCGCTGCCAGAATCAAAGAGCCTAAAGTTAGAGACTTTGACTTTGGTTTAAATTTAACATCAGTAGAAAGTTTAATCCCTGACTTACCAGAACCTAAACCACAAGAACTTTTAGATATTCAAGAAGACAATAGAAAAGGCAGATTACTAGACTCCCTTAACAAAATAGGTGGTGGTCTTATGGATGAGTCTGTAGATTTTATTGAGAGAAATGAAATGGCTATAGGTGGTGGTGCTATAGAAGGAGAAGATCTAGGAACGAGAGAAGGTTTTGCTAGACCTATTTCTGCAGAAAGATTAAAATTTTTAAATGAGGAAGCAGTAAAAGAAGGTTATCCGGATTATTTTAGTATTGATCCAAAAACAGAAAGAGCTGTTAGAATTAGAGTAGGACAAGCAGCAACAAGAAGACAAAAAGGTGTTGTTGAGGGAAAAGGAAAAGTAAAACCAACAGAAGCACAAAAAGCAAACATTAAAAAAAGTCACTGGGCTAATAAATCAAAGGCAGAAGTAGATGCAATTTTAAATTCACCAAAGCAAAGAGCATATTGGGCGAGAAAAACTCAGAACCAATTAGATGTTTTAAAAATGGTTCAATCAGGTAAGTATAAGACGGCAGAAGAAATTAGAAAAGCTGTTGGTCTTACAGAGGACGTATTTAAAAAAGAAGTTAAAAATTTATTTAAAAATGTTTACACTCATATAGGTGATTTAAATAAACCTAAAAAAATGCAATCAAGATTCGGTGTTAATTTTTTACCTAGAGATCTTGATGAAATGTATGAGCTTAGATCCAAACTAGGACAGATTGATGGTTTTGATTCAGTAGAACAAAGAAATATCTATCAACAAATAGATGAAGCTTATGGTCAAAAAGGCACTAATCCAAATAGAAAAGCTTTTGCAGAGGCAACAAAAAAAGCATCTGACTTTTCTAGAGTTAAAAATGCTATCAAGGCAAAGTATCCAGATATTAGATTAGAATTAGATCATCCATTAGATTACAAAACTATAAAAGATTTAGGTAAAGGAGGAGAAAAATTTTTATTTGTAACTCCTGTAGACAAAGCAATTAATAGAGGATTTAAAGCAACTCTAGGTGATGCTTATGCTAAAGCCATAAAAGCAAAAGATAAAGCAAACATTCTTAAAATAGAAAATTTAGCACAAGACATAGGGGTTACTATTGGACAAGTTAGAGGTACTAAAGTTATGGATTATGGAACAGGACCTTTAAGAACAACTGATATTGGACAAGAGATTATTGATAACTTAAGAAAGCAAAACGTAATTGTTGACAATGTAAAAAAATTAGAAAAATCAGGTGAGTTAAAAACTAGACTAACAGATATAGGAATGCCTAGAGGAGGAGAGACAGGTTACTCAGCTAAAAAAGTTAGTGAAACAAAAATAAAAAACATAGCAAAACAATTAGCAAGTTTTGGATTTAAATGTTCTGCTTCAGAAGGAGGAGCTTGTGATAATCCAATGAATTATCTTGATGATATTAAAAAACAACAAGCTATCGCAAAAGGTTCAGGCAATGCCGCTACAAACGCAGCAAAAAAACTTAGCGCAGGTAAGACAATTATGAGAGAGTTTATTGGTCCAGCAGCTTTAGGTTTTGAATTAGCTGCAGCTGTTCCAATAACTTACTTAGGATACAAAGCAGGACTACCACCTGCAAGAATTGTATCTGATGCTACTTATGGATTGTTTGGAGACACAGAAAAAGCTAGACTTAAAAAAGAAGCAGTTAAAGCAGGTATAGATACATCAGAAATTCAAAAGTCTTTAGATTTTGAAAAAGCGAGTGGAGCAATGCAAACATTGGCTCAACAAGAAGGTGAGTTTAGAGGACCTGATGATGAAATGCTTTTTCCACAACAATATGAAAAAGGAGAAGAAGATTTTTATAAAGCAGTGGGAGCGTTCAGAGATAAAGCAGGTAATGTTAGTAAAGATGTTTACCAAAAATTTGGTTCACAATTACAACAATTAAGAGATTACATTGCACAAACAGATGCTGATACAGCAGCTGAAAGATCATCTAAGATTCCAACCTTTGGCATAGGTGATTATATAGATTTTAATTCTGGAGGCAGAGTTAATTATTCTAATGGATCGGACGGAACAGATTTAGCTATTAAAGAATCATTAGAAGCTTTTAAAAGATATTTAGAAGCTGGTGGCAAACTTGGATACAAAGATTTTATTGCTTTAGGTAACGAAGGTGTAAGTAAATTTTTTAACTCTGGAGGCAGAGTAGGGTTTGCTGATGGAGATGAACCACCTGATCCTAAACGAAGATTAATATTAAAAGGCATGGGTATACTTGGATTGTTACCTTTTGGTATAAGTAAATTATTTAAAGCAACAAAACCTGTTGTTCAACAACTTGCAAACACAACTACAAAAATGCCAGACTGGTTTCCTAATTTTGTAGATAGATTTATAAATAAAGGTATTGGTAATAAAATAGACGCCGATCTTACAGAATATAGTGTTAAAGAATTACCTGATGTTAAATTACTTAAACAAGACAATGGAGCAATTAGAGTTGAAGGTAAAAATGCTTATAACGAAGAATATTATATAGATTATGAACCGCCAGGAGTTGAAGTTGTAGATTACAACACAGGTAAGACTGTTAAAACTAAGGGAGATTTTGTGGCAACAGATACTGAATACAGAATGATTAGTCCAGAAGACTATGATATAGATGGAGTTAATGTTGATGAAATCGATGATATTTTAGGAGGTAGTTCTACAAAATTAGAGGGCTTTGCTAAAGGAACTAATAAAGAAAAATATACCATAGGTCAAAGGAGAATAGATGAAGCTGATGCTAGAGGAGCAAGCAAAGACGAAAGTCTTAGGGCTGATATAAATGACCCTTATGGTGATATAGATCCAACAGATTTTACTGATGACTAAACTAACCAAAACAATACCCCCTAAAAAAGGACCTGAGCCTCAGGGGTTGCTTATTGATTATAATACTGTTAAACCTGTAAAACTGGAGAAAATAAATGGCAGACATAGACAAGGATTTACCAAACGTAGATCAAGAGTTAAAGATTCCATCACCTGAAGAAATTGAAGTTGCTGAACAAGAAAAGCAACAAGAAGTTGATGAACAAGGTAATCCTGTAGATATTACAGAGAACGAAGATGGATCAGTAGATATTAATTACGATCCTGCAATAGCATCTGTCGAAGGCGGAGAAAATCATTACGACAATTTAGCTGAGCATTTACCTGATGATGTATTAGGAAGATTAGGTTCAACACTTTATCAAAATTATCAAGACTATAAAAATTCTAGAAAAGATTGGGAAAGATCTTACAGAGAAGGTTTAGATTTATTAGGATTTAAATACGATCAAAGAACAGAACCGTTTCAAGGTGCATCAGGTGCAACGCATCCTGTATTAGCAGAAGCGGTTACACAATTTCAAGCATTAGCTTACAAAGAATTATTACCAGCAGAAGGTCCAGTTAGAACACAAATTTTAGGTGTGCCTACTCCAGAAAAAGAACAACAATCTCAAAGAGTAAAAGATTTTATGAATTACCAAATAATGGAAAAGATGAAAGAATATGAACCAGATTTTGATTCAATGTTATTTCATTTACCGTTGGCAGGATCTGCTTTTAAAAAAGTATATTATGATGAAGCTACTTCAATGGCTTGCTCTAAATTTGTTCCTGCGGATGATTTGATTGTTCCGTATACAGCTACCTCATTAGACGATGCGGAATCAATCATACATCGAGTACAAATTTCTGAAAATGAATTAAGAAAACAACAAGTTGCTGGTTTCTATAGAGACATAGAATTAAAACCAGGATTAATGAACGAAACTGAAGTAGAGAGAAAAGAACGAGAACTTGAAGGACAAACTAAAGGTAGAGAAGAAGATATTTTTAATTTGTTAGAGTGTCACGTAAATTTAGATCTTGAAGGTTTTGAAGACATGGGTGAAGACGGTGAACCAACAGGAATTAAAATGCCTTACGTTGTAACTGTAGAAGAAAACTCAAGAGAAATTTTATCAATCAAAAGAAACTACGAAGTCGGTGATCCATTAAAGAAAAAAATAGATTATTTTGTACATTTCAAATTTTTACCAGGTTTAGGTTTTTATGGTTTTGGTTTAATCCATATGATTGGTGGTTTATCAAGAACAGCAACAGCTGCTTTGAGACAACTACTAGATGCAGGAACATTATCTAATTTACCTGCTGGATTTAAACAAAGAGGAATCAGAATTAGAGATGATGCACAATCTATACAACCTGGAGAATTTAGAGACGTAGACGCACCAGGCGGAAATATTAGAGATGCATTTATGATGCTTCCGTTTAAAGAACCATCGCAAACACTCTTAGCACTTATGGGCGTCGTAGTACAAGCAGGTCAAAGATTCGCTTCAATAGCAGACTTGCAAGTAGGTGAGGGTAATCAACAAGCGGCAGTGGGTACGACAGTAGCTTTGTTGGAAAGAGGAAGCAGAACAATGTCTGCTATTCACAAAAGAATTTATGCAGCCCTAAAACAAGAATTCAAATTAATGTCTAGAGTTTTCAAGTTATATCTACCACAAGAATATCCTTACGATGTTGTTGGCGGTCAAAGAATGATTAAGCAAACTGACTTTGACGATAGAGTAGATATATTGCCAGTTGCGGATCCCAATATTTTCTCACAGACACAGCGTATTTCCCTCGCACAGTCGGAACTGCAGCTGGCTCAATCTAATCCACAAATTCATAATTTGTATCAAGCGTATAGAAATATGTATGAAGCGTTAGGCGTTAAAGATATTGATAAACTTTTAAAACGACCACAAGTTCCCACACCGAAGGACCCAGCGTTAGAACATATTGATGCTCTCGCTGGGAAACCATTCCAAGCTTTCCCTGGTCAAGACCATAGAGCACACATAACTTCGCATTTAAATTTTATGGCTACTAATATGGCTAGAAATAATCCGATGATTATGGCTTCATTAGAGAAAAACTGTTTTGAACATATTTCTTTAATGGCACAAGAACAAATTGAAGTAGAATTTAGACAAGAGATGCAACAAATTATGGCTATGCAACAAAATCCACAAGCAATGCAAAACCCTCAGGTTCAAATGCAAATGAAAATGATATCTGAAAAGATTGAAGCAAGAAAAGCACAACTGATTGCTGACATGATGGAAGAATTTACTAAAGAAGAGAAGAAAATTACTTCACAATTTGACAATGACCCTATTGCTAAGCTAAGAGCAAGAGAGTTAGACCTTCAAGCACAAGAAAATCAACGTAAAAAAGACGAAGGTGAAGAGAGAATCAATCTTGATAAGATGAGAGCTATGATGAACCAACAAAATCAAGACGAAAAACTAGAACAAAACGAAGATTTAGCAAAATTAAGAGCTGATACTTCAATCGAAAAGACAATTTTGTCAAAAACACTACCAAACGCTAAAGATATGGGTCCTAGTAGTGTAATAGTTAGAAGAGATGACTAAAATTGTCGACAAAATTTTAAAAAAAGAGTAAAGTAATTAACAAAGGAGCTAATATGGCAGAAAAAAACAAAAAAGACCTTAACCAAGAAATGTTTACGAACAAAGATGGTTATGTTGAAGGTGGAATTGAAATAGAAACTACAAATCCAACTGAAACACAAGACGCAGAAGTTCAAGGTCAAGGAAAAATTTTAAAAGAGAAAAAAAGAACAGCTAAGTGGTACTAATATGGCTTGGTTTAGTCTAGCAAAGATTGCTTTGCAAGCTGGCAGTAAAATTTACTCTAACCGCCAGAAGACAAAGATGGCTATGTCTGATGCACAACTCATGCATGCCGAGAAAATGGCTCGAGGTGAGGAAACTTACCAAGGTAAACTACTTGAAGCGAGACAAAACGATTATAAGGACGAATTTGTGCTTGTAATAATTTCAGCACCGATTATAGTGCTTATGTGGGCTGTAATGTCGGACGATCCGGCAGCAATGGATAAAGTAAAATTATTCTTCGAATATTTTCAAACTTTGCCTAAATGGTTTACAAATTTATGGATACTTGTAGTTGCGAGTATTTTTGGTATAAAGGGTACACAAATATTTAAAGGAGGCAAAAAATAATGGCAAATCCAAGATATAGTAAAATAGCAAATAGACGTGGCGCCATGGGTGGTGGCATGATGAAAAGAAGCATGTACAAAAAAGGTTCTTTCCCTGATCATTCTGGTGACGGAAAAATTACTAAAAAAGATGTTCTTATGGCAAAAGGTGTAATACCTAAACCTAAGAAAAAGAAAAAAAATAAAACGGTAAAAGCGTAATGGCTAAACTTTGTGCAAAAGGTAAATCAGCGGCTAAACGTAAATTTAAAGTTTATCCGTCTGCATATGCAAACATGTATGCATCAGGTGTATGCTCTGGTAAAATAACACCAGGAGGCAAAAAAGGCAGCCGTAAAAAAGCAGCTGGTGGTGGACACATGACACCAGGCTTAGCTAGAAGAAAAAGAAATGCGTAGGTATTACTCAGAAGGTGGATTAAGAAAATGGGTGAAAGACAAA